TGCCTGCCTGCCTGCGGTGTGGTCTCAATCCAACCGAAGGTCAGTATCACGACATCACTGATGGAGAAATAAATGGGGGCGCGGGGTACAAGGCATGGGACACGGGGGGGCGGTAGGTATAGGGCTAGCAACCTCAACAGAATTTTGTTGGTTTTGGGTATGTTTCACAGAGTGTTTCACAAGACGGCTTACCGATGGGGGTAACGGGGAGCCAACGAGGGGACAAAAAAACCCCCGACAGCAGGGGATACTGTCGGGGGTTCCGGTGGCAGGTGGTAAGCGGGGGTAACGGGGAAGAATATATGGGTTTACCCCGGTGGGCTTACAATCCCATTGTACTGCTCAGATTCCAATCCGTCAATAGTTCTGTAAAATATATTTTTTTGTTGACAAATTAAACAACTAGTTACCATAATAAACTTGTACTGGGGCCAAAATGGCAAGGGAAATCAACTTTTATAGTCCATGTGAACAAAGTTCCGAGACCACGGGCCTCCACGTACACCTTTTTATTACATATATATGGTAAAACCATGAACCTTCTCCCCCAGCAACGGAAGAAACGTGAACTCTCCGACCAACAGCAAGCTTTTCTCACCGCACTCTTTGAAAACGGCGGTAACTTCTCACGCGCATGTGAGGTGTCGGGTTATTCGCAAGGTTCTATCGGCTACCTCAAAGAGTCCTTGGCTGACGAAATTATCGAAGGAGCACGGAATATTCTTGCAGGCGGTGCTCTCAAGGCCGCAAATAAGCTTGTACGGACCATTGACGCGTCGGAAATCGAGCGTGGAGATAACATACGGCTCCAAGCCGCCGAGTCTCTCCTCAATCGAGTGGGTCTCGGGAAACAAGAAACTCATAATGTCAACGTCCAAGCTATACATGGGGTGGTATTACTCCCCCCGAAGAAAGAAATGGTTGTAGAAATTGACGGAAACGCTTGAGAAACAGCCAAAACGCAAGCCGGGACGCCCAAAGAAAGACCCGAATGCTCCGAAAGCGAGATACCATCTCTCGACGGCTGAAAAGGCCCGTCGTGCAACACAGGCGAGTATCCGACGGTCTAAAAAAGATGCAGAAAAGAAACGAGCCGCCGCTACAAAGCAGGCTTACCGAGCAAATGTAAGAGAAAAAGCCGCCTCGAAGGTAGAAACAGCCCTACAGGGTAAGAAATCCAGAGTAATCGACCAAGGAGACTTGAATGTACTACCTAAAGCTGTTCAAGATCTCGTTGGCGAGTCTGAAATCGTATTTCAGCCGAATGCCGGACCTCAGGAAGAGTTTCTAAGTGCCCCTGAGCAGGATGTTTTGTATGGTGGGGCGGCCGGAGGCGGAAAGAGTTTCGCTCTTCTTGCTGATCCTCTCCGCTATTGTCATAACCCAAATCACCGTGGGCTTCTTTTACGCCGTACTCTCGATGAATTGACTGAACTCATATCAAAGTCGAAACAATTGTATCCCAAAGCGTTTCCCGGTGCCACATTCCGTGAAAGTAAGTCGACGTGGGTCTTCCCCTCTGGGGCTACTATATGGTTTTCCTACCTCGATAAAGACAAAGACGTAACACGCTATCAGGGTCAAGCCTTCAACTGGATTGCCATCGATGAAATTACTCAGTACCCCACCTCCTATGTCTGGGACTATCTACGGTCACGTCTTCGTTCAACAGACTCCGAGCTCTCCCAGAATCTCTCCATGCGTTGTACGGCAAACCCCGGCGGAGTTGGAGGATGGTGGGTCAAGAAGATGTACATCGATCAAGGAGACCCCGGTAAGCCTTTTATTCCCACCGATTTGGAGTCAGGAAAGGCATACGTATACCCTGAGGGACATGAGAAGGCAGGCCAGCCTCTCTATTGGAGAAAATTTGTACCGGCCCGCCTCACCGACAATCCATACCTCATGCGGGACGGACAGTACGAAGCAATGCTCCTTTCCCTACCAGAGGTGGAGCGTAAACGCTTGCTCGAAGGAGACTGGGATGTTGCAGAAGGATGTGCTTTCCCGGAATTCCATAAACACAAGCACGTTGTCGATCCTTATGATCTACCCACCAACTGGCCGCGAATCAGAGCGGCGGACTACGGCTATGCGAGCCCTTCGTGCATACTCTGGGGTGCAATCGATTGGGACAACAACATATGGGTCTATCGAGAACTTTACGTAAAACACTTTACAGCAGAGCAATTAGCCGCTAAAATAATAGAATTAGAGGAGTGGGACCCTGCACCTCACTACGCCGTATTAGATAAATCTTGCTGGAATCGTACCGGATACGGGCCCTCTATCGCTGAAACAATGATACGGTCGGGCTGTCGTTGGACACCATCAGACAGTAACCGTATAGCCGGAAAGATGGAAATCCACAGCCGACTCGGCAATAACCAGTTCACTGGGGAACCCACTGTCAAGTTTTTTAACACGTGTACAAACATAATAAAACAACTCGCTGGCATACCGCTATCTAAAACAAATTCAGAAGACGTAGACACAAAAGCAGAAGATCACGCTTATGACGCTCTGCGTTATATGTTGATGACTCGCACCTCTGGTTACGTCTCCATACATAAAAGCCTAAACGACATCAAGAATAGCACGTTTAAACCTCAAGACGCAACTTTCGGATACTAAATGGCACTATCAGAAGACCAGTTTGCAAAAAAAGCGAAAGCCGGCACTTTAACGGTGATGGAAGCAATTGATTTTGCTCTCGAACGTAAGACAATTAACAAAAGTGCCGCCTCTAAGCTAAGAACTCTACGGAATCAGTGGGAACCAAAAGGGTGGGATAAGGATCTCACACTTGCTGACATGCGTAAAGAAGAGAACCACTCTCGTCTTTTAAAAGAAGTCAACAAGCAAGCTAACTATATGGATCACTGGGCGAGTTTAGAACGGAATATATTTCCGACGCTAAGTCGTTACAACCTGTTAAACGTTACAGCAGAAGCAGGTGATACCCTATACCCCCGCATCATTGGGTCGGAAGGGGTGGACGAAGCGATCTATAACCTCGGTAGCCCTCAGCGGGTAGGGGTAGGTCAAACACGTGAGATGCAAGATCTTCTGCCTCAAGCGGAAATCGAAAAGCTCTACGCCGAAGCCCTCCCAGAGATACGGGCAAAGCATGGTGACGTAGTAGCTGATCTCGCACTCTATCACAAAGCAACATTTCAGCGTCCCGGACAACTCGTTAGCGATGGTTCAGCGGACACGTCTGCAATTAAAAAGTCAGATGTTAAGATCACCGGAACACACGTAGAAATAAAGGGAATTACTGTTGGTACAGGCCGGTCTAGTAAAACCCGACCTACTGTTAGTTATCCTAAAGGGTCGGCAATGGCTGATCTGGTACTCAGAAACCTCGAAAGAAGTACCTCCGAGTTTTTGTTCGATACAACAACAGACGCCTATAACAGAGCGTTCAAGGAAGTTCTGAGTCCTCGCTTGATGGCGTACTCAGATGTTTTACCTCTGTACGACAAGTTAGATCCATCAAAAGGACCTTACATCACTCCCGGTGTTGTTCGCCACTTTATGTCGAAAATGGTGGCCGACGAATTAAAATACCCGGATGATGTTGTTGAAGGTTTGATGGGGCATAAGAGTGTTAACTCTTCAACTTTCCGTAAACACTACGCGGGTAACAAAGCTATTGAAGGTGTCGGTGCTGTCCTCAACAACCTCTACATCGGGGAAACATCACAAGCACGTGGTTTTGGTGGTACGGAAGTCCGTGGGTTTGATAGTCCCTTAACGGAAGAAGAACAACGTGAACTCAATGCGGAACAAGTCGCACGATCAAAAAGAAATACCGCAAAGTACACGAGTGAAGCACTCGAAAAGAACAAACAAAACCTCGCGTTTTTAAATAGCGATGAAGGTAAACAGTTTATTCAACAGCAGTTTGATGAAGCGATACGTCAAATTGATGAGAAAATTGTTCTTCAAAAATACGAACAAGAACAACGCGCTCTGATCCTCGGAGAAACCGAAGGACAACCTAGCCCTGATATTGAGTACGATGACGATAAGAAGAGCGGGTTTATGAAGATGCTCGATTGGTTTGACAACCTACCGGGCGGAACAAAACAAGTAATTTCACAAGCACCTATGGCTGGAACACTTGTAGGCGGTGCTCTTCTTTCTCAGGATATCCAAGCGGATTACGAAAAAGGTGAGGGTGTACTCGGTACACCGCCTCAAGTTTCTGCGGGTATTCGCACAGCTAAATTCGCGGCAGAAGAGTTGACTCCGCAAGGAGTCTTGCTCGGAATGGCGGAATCGCAGGCAACAGCCTCAAAAGAACGAGGCACAGAGTTGCTAAAAAAATCAGTGGACATGACTGAAGATGAATTGCTACGTAGTTTCGGACAGTTTGGTTCCGAAGTTCGTGGTTATTAACAAAGCAAGGAGAATAAAATGAAGTACTCAGAAGCAGACATTATGAATGCTGACAAAAGAGGTGTTGACTACAACTGTGGTGAAAACAATCTCTATCGTGAAGGTATAGAGTTTACTACAGAAGCAAACACTGAAGAGTTAATTGTAGATGCAGGTAAGAAAGGGGGTTCACAAGCTCTCGATGCGTCTATTTTAAATTCTGACAAGCAGTCTGCACTTTAATAAAACCCGACAAGGTAAGTAGCTATGTCCCAAGAGGGCTTTTTACAGTCTGCGGATGACGAGCAGGTCGAAATTCTCGATCCAGCCTCAGAAATGCCGGGGTTGGCTGGTCACATTCAAAGTAAGTTTCAAGATTCTGAAAACGGCAGACGTACGTTTGAACAACGCTGGTTACAGGCGTATAAAAACTTCCGTGGAATCTACGATTCTTCTACACAATACCGCGATTCAGAAAGATCTAAAGTATTCATCAAGATTACTAAGACTAAAGTGCTCGCGGCATACGGACAAATTATTGACATCCTATTCGCCAATAAAAAGTTTCCGATTGTTGTAGAGAGCTCTCCTGTTCCAGATGGAATTGTTGAGTTTGCACATTTAAAAACGCCTGCTGATCAGTTACAAAGTCCGTTTGGATTTCCGGGAGATGGCCTAGACCTAGAGCCGGGAGATACTGAGGTTAATTTTGGTAAGTATAACCAAATGGCAGACCAACTCTCTGAGGGTCCGTCAAAAGTAGGAGAACCTCAGTTTAAGCCGGCAGAAGAAGCCGCTCGAAAACTCGAGAAGCACATTCACGATCAGCTACTAGACACGAACGCTGTAAACGTCTTACGTAACGCAATCTTTGAAGCTTCTTTACTAGGCACCGGAATTGTTAAAGGGCCATTTAACCACTATAAGCGTCTCCATCGGTGGGAACGGGGAGAAACCGGAGAGCGGGAATACACGCCTATGGAAGAAGTCGTTCCGAGGATCGAGCATGTTTCTCTTTGGGACTTTCATCCAGATCCTTCAGCAACAAGTATTGAGGACTGTGAGTATGTAATTCAACGACACCGTATGAATCGCCAGCAGTTACGCGCCCTAATGAATCGCCCGTATTTTAATGCGACGACTATTGAAAACGTACTCACAAAAGGCCCGAACTACGAAGACAAGTACTACGAAGATACTATTCGTGAAGACGATACTGAACCTTACTACCAAGAAAACCGTTTTGAAATCCTAGAATACTGGGGCGTTCTCGACGCTAAGTTTGCCCGTGAAGTAGGAATGGAAATACCCGACTTTGTGTCAGAGTTAGACCAAGTGCAAATTAACGCATGGGTATGCGGCACTGAAGTGCTCCGCTGTGTTGTCAATCCCTTCACACCTTCGCGTATTCCGTACCACGCATTTCCTTATGAAATCAACCCTTATCAAATCTGGGGTGTAGGCGTAGCAGAGAATATGGAAGATGCTCAGATGCTAATGAATGGTCATGTCCGCATGGCTATTGACAACTTAGCACTCGCAGGAAATCTTGTATTCGACGTGGATGAAGCAAGCCTTGTTCCCGGCCAGAATTTTGATATCTTTCCCGGAAAAGTCTTTAGACGTCAATCCGGA